AGCTCCTGCAGTCCTAGCTCTACCTCTCTTAACCAATCGGTCTTCGGTTTTAGTGTCAGGGGTAGAGGGAGACATCAGTCCAATCTTCATGAACTGTTTTGTGTTATGGGAGCCTGTCATGCCGAAAGGCAAATAGTGACCAGTTTCCCTTACAATGTAATCAATACCCCAAGGCAATGTCCATTGACCATACTCGTAAGTTGTTTGGTTTTTCTTATGACGGTAATGTTGTTTCTTTGGATGAGTCTGTGTTCCTAATTCTGTGTCAGTAAATTTATCGGTCAACGCTGATAAAGAACTGGCGTCATAGCCGTCTTCACCGGAGATGCGACCTTGAGAGTCACATAGAACAATCTCCCAATCACGACCAGCCGCTGAGTTGGACAGATGGTCTTGTAAATCGCCTACGGTTGTTAGGTTATCTTTGCACTTCTGCGTGTTAGCCCAATAGAAATTTATCCAGATAAAAAGTCGATTGTGAGTGGGGTCATAATGAATGGCTACTTTATTAGAATCAGACTTTTCGTCTTTATGAAATCCCCCATTAGTTTGCATGTAAGCATTTAATGTGATTCCTTTGAGTTCTCGTCGTAAGTCTTGCTTTGACGATTCCAACCATTTACCTCCTTCATCGTTTGGAAGTAGATCATAATGGTTCGTACCCCAGTCAGCAAAAACAGAATCAACGCTAGTCCCTGAGTCATATCCATAAGCAAATCTAAAGTTCTGCAGGAGGCGCACCAACATGCTGTTCCCCTTCCCGGCTTTCTTATGCTGGACACGACAGACAGGGCGAGCAATCGCACGAGCATTAACAGTAGCGTTTCCGTATAATAGAGTGTGAGCAGGCTTAGCTGCAGCACCTCTTTCTTCTGCTTGGGTTGCCTCTACTGCATCCTCTCCGATCTTGATACGATAATTCTTAGCGTAATCTGCCTGCCTTACTGTAACAAAAGCTTCAAATTTTTCATGGTGAGGAGCCCAGTTAGACTCTCTCACATGTATGTTCTTGTTGATTAGAAAGGTTGTGTCTCCAATCGTCTTAGCTTTTAGGTCTTTGCTGGGGTCATTTACATCAAGGAGATACCTATAAGGATTCTCAATGTTTGTATCTACTTCGATGTTACAAGTCTGTCCTGTGTTGAGGTCATGAATGTAAGGGCCTCCTCCTTTCGAGCCTCCTATCGCCTTACACTCTCCCCCATCATCACCTATTTTTACAATCTTCCCTGACGTCCTGTAGTCTGTCTCAAGGAATTGACGGGCAGCATTGGAGTTAGCAATCGTAGCCCAACCTCGTAAATTATTACCCTGTGAATTGTCATTAACTATGCCTGTTGTATCTAAAGCTTCGGCACAAGTAATTGTAGTTTCTGTTGTGGAAACAACGATGCCTCGGGGGTTCGTTGCTGCACCTCCTACTTTGATTAAACGTCCAGCTACTAAGTCATTACAGTTTAGAGTTCCTGAGACTCTGGTAAGGACATTAGCAGAGGCTCCCGATCCTATGGAGAATACGCTATCGCCTAAATAAGCCCAACCGACTGCATCGTTTAAGGTCTTCTCACCACTCTCTAGGGCTTCTCCCCAAGACTCATCAAAGTGTAGGTGATCACCATCAACCCAGAAGCCGTGGTTGTGAGCCTTAGCATGAGGCCATGCGTTGTTATGTCGGAGCCAGAATTTATTAGCAGCCTCGTTGGCTCGTAGTGATTGCCCTGCAGTACCTGAAGAAGTCAGGCTTTGGGTTTTAGCAGGCTGGAAAAGAGTAAGCTCAGGGATTTGTCCCCAGTAAAAATACTTTGAAGTACCTTGCCAGTTTTCTGAGGGCATCCTCACAGTTTCACCAGCCTCATACTTATGACCTTTGGCAGAGTCAAAGCGCACCGTAATGATGCCATCCACCCAACTCCCATCATCCAGCTTCAAGGATTCAATGAGAAGTCCTGCCTTGTACTCATCGTTAGTTGTCCCAAAGCCTGTGCCTACGAGTTCCGTTACTCCTACAGTAACGATATCAGATGAATCCTTGGCTGGCTTTAGGCGAAACCATTTGTTTGTTCCATCTGTCCCTATGTCTTTAACAAAGTAGGAAGTACCCTGTGTAATCCCAGTAGGCAGACGATCTTGAAAGCCCATTTTAAGGAACTGAACTTTGTCATCTACTGCTAAGACATGGGTATTGGACTTATAAGTTAGGGCGTTGTTCTTGGGATCAGAATCAGTAGTGTTAATGACTCCGTTGATATCTACCTCTACTCCTTTGTTTATAACAATAGCATACTGCTCAGTCTCATCCCTGTTTAGGAGGTGGAGAAAACTCTGAGTAGCTGACGTAGCGTTGACGTCAATCTCAGCTATGTGTTCTGTAGGGGGCCGCTTAGTTAGCCCCTTAATGTGAGAGGAGAAAGCGTTGATTTGCTCAGCAGCTTGAGCAGGAAAACGCTGGGACTCTGCTTGTTGGCTGGCCCCTTGTGAAAGATTTGAAACAGCATACTTAACTAACGGCATTCCTAGACCTTATAAAGAGTTCCTATCGGATTTATGTTGGACGTATTCAAACGATCTACGGTGTAGTAGGCAAGGTTAGATTCAAAGATACTGTAATCTCTAGTCTCTCCTTCTACAGCCAGAAACGATATCCATGCGTCCCTCTCTTCTTGGATCACGAATTGCAGTAGTGAGGGGTCTCCCACATATCGCTGAGCGAAAATGCGAGCAGCCCTCATAGTCACAAACCTACGAGCATGTTCAGGTAATGCTGCCTCTCCCTCATCACCTTGTTCAAAGGCGACTTGATAAACGATGTCTACCTTTAAGGGGTCTTCGGAGAACCTATAAGTATTATTCTTTTTGTTATACAGGAATCTACCACGAGATATCACATCTATGTCAGAGTAGTTAGCTCGCTTGGTATCTAACTGCAGAGCATTGTTAGGAGCAGCGACTCTCTCTAGGTAGGTCATCGTTGTCCCGGCGGTAGTGGTAGTAGTCGTAAAGGTATCGTCATCAGTAATCGTAGCAACGGTATTCTTTACGCCATTGATGGCTACCTCCTCACCCTTTTCTATAAAGTGTTTAGAAGCTGTGCTTCCTCCTTGGACAGTAGTGTTTACCGAAGTAACACCATCGGCTGTAGCTGTGACACAACCCAAGGTAGCTGTGCCTCTTGCCAGAGGTTCATCAAAGAATCTATTGAAGTGCCAGCCTTCAGTTTGAAAAGCTTTATCAACCTCCTCTAAAACCTTTTGGGCTTCGTAGGCTTCACCAGAATTTTGCAGCGTAGAAACTCTAGCCTGTCCTATAGTGGACAGCATTTGATTTATTGCTTCTAACTTAGATGTAAGTATTCCGTAAGCCATGATGATTAAAAAAAGTAGGGAGCCCCCGGGCCTACTACGAGTAGGCTGTTGCCCGTTCCGAGGGCTCCCTATGATTTATTAGCTTGAGCTCGCGACGTTAGTGTCACCCAGCGACTGAGGCTGTGTACCGTCAGACCATACAACAACAGACTCAGGGCGAAGAGGCCCGTGACCCATGCTGTACTTGGAGACGAAGAGATTACCTTGACGGTTGATCAAGTACTCAGACTCCATTGTCATGTCCTGCAACTTCAGCGTACCGAAGCCACCCTTCTGGAATACTAAGCCAGCAACGTGAGTGTAATCCAACGTGTAATCGTTGCCTACACCAGCGTCCCAGCGGTTTTTCAAGAAGTCATTACCCTCTTCGTCAGCATTCGGAATGTGCATCGAAGTGAGCAATGTGATGCCAGCGATCTGCGTCACAGTACCAGTAGCAATCGAACCCTGACCACCAATGTCCTTGTTGATGACGGAACCAGTAACAATGTCATTGTTATTGATCAGCGTGTAGTACATCTCAGGAGTGATGATGGCGTACCGATCACTCTGTGGGACGTCCTTCTCATCCAGCAAACGAGCAGACTCAAACAAGGCGTTCCTCAATGCAGTAGCATCAGGAGCGTACCGGAGTTTGTTGATGGCGTTAGATGCAACAGCCGTATTGGCCTTCATGGTTGCATCGATAGCACCCTCTGGTGTGTTACTGTAGACTACAGAACCCAGCTTAGTCTGATTCGGTATCCACGCATCAGCAGGGACAAGGTTCTTTTTAGCGGTAGAGACACCAGCAACATCAGCTTCTTCAGTAGCTGCACCTTGCTTAGCTCCTGTCTTGATGGCGACTTTGAGTACGTTCTTATCGAACTGATTAGCCAAAGCCTCACCAAGTTGATGAGCGTAAGGTGCGCGAACGTCGAAGTGAGACACCAACTCATCTATCGATGCGATGAATGTCGAAGCCATTAACATCTTATCGATGTGAATCAGCACTTCAGTTTGCTGCATCTTGTTGATACCGCCACCATCGCTAGTACCAGTACCCGCCAGAAGACCACCATCGAGGATGTCTTGACCGGGGCTATAGTATCCAGCGTTAGCTGTACCTATGATGGGGAACTGAGCCGATTTACCTTTGCTGATCGTGCGGATCGTGTGCAAAGGTTTCATTATATTCTTCTCATCGAAGACCGTCATTACCTCTCCCGCGAATTTCTTCAAGAAGAGAGCCGTTGATACGCCAGCACCTTTATCAGCACCAACGCGACCTGCTACACCTGTGCCAAACAGATTTCCTGCATAAGCCATGTTATTTTACCTTTCTTTATACGTTATTAAACAACTAAATGACCATAGCACTCACTATGATCTACACTTACAACCCTTTCAGATTGCCTCCAAGTTGTCTGACGTATCAGGCTATTCGGCTTCCCTCTCGGGTAGTTCTAACGGCCCCATTAACCAACCTTCAGGTAGAGTGACTTTGTTTTTTGAAAGTTCCCACTCTGTACCATTCCAGTAGTAAACTCGGCCTGTGACATTCGGCCCTGTACGCACCAAATTGTCACTCGGCTGAATGAAGACTGCTTTTTTTCCACTTGTCAAGCATCCGTTGCTCCCAAGCATTACGCAACTTGCGAGGAACAAGAGGGGCAACCGTTGCTGTAACTGGTTCTTTAGCATCCTCCAATATCAGCTTAAATATCTCTTTAAGTATTGCTATTATTGCCGTTGCCATTGGCAGCATCCAGTTTTTTGAGGGTTAGGCGCGACCCTGTATATCCCAAGGCTACTAAAGCAGCCATTACGATACCCACGATCTTGGTCAATGCGCCGTCTTCCTCTAATAAACCAGATGAAGCTACGGCTCCGATCACAACTGCAGCCATACTCATATAAAACTCAGTTGATTTATACCCCGGCTTCTTTTTAGGAGCCTCAACGGGGACAGATTGTTTAGTGTCAGCCATTATTCTTGTTTAGTTTTGGTGATTGCTCCCGGTTTAACCTCGATCTTCTTGGTCTTTGAACCTACGAGGAGGGAGGGGAATGGTAACTCTACTTCCACATAAGGGACTCTGAACTTAATCCCATTGGAAGACGCTTTGAAGTCAGGAGTCACTCCTGCCTTAGCACCTAAGCAAAGGGATGGTATAGGCCAAGAGAGTTTCTGGCCAAACAAGGTCACTTGAGGATCAGGCTTCAGGCTTGCACCGAAGTTGTCACCAGCTTCTGCAGTTGCTGCACACAGCACTACACCGACAGTTAGTATTAACTTTTTCATGATATAGCTATACGATCTTCCACATATTTATGGAAAGCTTTATCCCCGTTTTTATATAGAGGATTTTTCATCTCCTCCAACATCTCATAAGTCGAACCATACGGCTTAATGCCTGCCGCCTTGCCTCCTTGAACTAGGTTAGGAGTAGTAGGGGGTTGGGCTCCTGACGATAGATAAGCTGAGTACAATCCTTGGATAGCCAGCTTAGCCATGTTGGCATTCTTACCAGAGACAGCCTCATCATAGGCATCCATCTCAGCTTCCGACAGATTTTCTTGAGCCCATGCAATCATGTTCTGGTAGTTGTCCTCCCCTCCAGCAAGATTAAATAATTCGGCGGTTGCCTCTTGGCTTAGCCGCTCCTGACCTTCAATGAATTTATCCACGAGGTCTCGTGAGATTCCCTTCTTAGCTAACTCATCATAAGAAGCATCGTTTAGCTTTCCCTCGTTATCGAGATACTCACTCTCGTATTTCTCAAAATCTGAGGCGGTAAGAAGTCCTTGTTCCTCGGCCTTGGCAGAAGAAAGCTTTTTCTCAAGCTCCCCATAAGCTTTGGCCAACGCTTCTTCGTTAGCGAACTTGTCAGGGAGCCAAGAAGGTCGCTCTCTTGCTTCGGTTGGGGTCTGTTCCTGACTCTCTTCGACTTGTTGTTCGACTTGTACGTCTTCAGTCGGTGCATCAGGCGGGGCCTCTTCTCCAGTTATCTCTACTCTTTCTACTGCCATTATTCTTTGTATTTGTAGTGGGGCATGTTCTGCCTACCAAGATGTTTGTGTCTTTTAGCGACAGGCTTAGGCTTCTTCTTAGATTCTCGCTGCCTTTGAATCTCAGCTTTAACTTTGGAGATGTAGTTACGCTTCTCCTGTTCAGTCATTTGCTCCCCAGTTTTATGGGTTCCTTTTGGATCAATGATTGAACGCCGCTGAGCAGTAGTCTTAGAAGACTTACTACCAAAAGGGATGTTCCGTCCGTACTTAGATTTTGCAGGCATTGCTATTTAGTATCTTTGACTTGCCTATACCAAGGCCAATCTTCTTTGTTCGATTTCTTTTTCTTAGCCACTTTGCATTCACCCTTACAAGTGTCCTCAAAGCAGTCTTTATTCTTACACATTATTCCATACCTTGGGCAGCAGCCTGAGCCATTGCCTGTAGTTTTTCAGGGTCTTCCTGTGCCATCTTGCCTGCAGCGTTAGCTACATTAGGAGCCACTTGTTGAGCCATCATCTGAGCTTGAGCTTGCTGCTCTTCCTCTGCGATCTGCTCTTCATCTTTGATTAAACCTTCTGTATCAATACCGAGAGAAGTAGCTCGACGCTTGAGGTAGTCCCCTAAGTCTACATACTTCTTGAATTCATCACCGAGTAACTGGGCTGCTCCCTGAATAAACATATCTAGTTTGTTCAAGTCGTGGCCTCGACCTAGTGCTTCCAACCCTGTGACAATCGTAGGCTTAACGATCTTTTTGGGAAGGGAGGGGAGGCGTCCTCCTTTTTCCATGCGAGCCATGAGTCTGTTGACAAGTGGCATCTGAAACTCTTGGGCGAGGATGGAGTAGACACCTCCCAAAACATCTTCTAACTCCTGAGCCATGAACCGGATTTCCTCAGCGGTAACCCGTTCTCCTTTACGTTGAATCGCAGTATTCATTAAGAACGCAAAGCCAAGGCGTTCCTTAATTTGATTCATGGTTTCTTGAGCGACTCGGAAGTCTGCGTGTTTCTCCATTTGGAGTACCGTGACGTCCTGTGCATTACCCTGCACAATAGCACCGTTAGGAGATTCAGCCAGAGTGCGTGGGCGTGTGGTTCCATTGGGACTAACTAAGAATAAAACTTTAGCTGCAGCGGCTGAGCCTTCAACAATCGCCTGAGTTAAACCCTCAAGAGACTGAAGGTCTCCAATGTATTCCTCGATGAAGCTACGACCGTAGTCATCGTTTTCGATACGAGTATATCTTAAAGGTATCCAAGGGTTTTTGTCAAGAGGATACTCACCACGGGCCTCCTCGATCTCAATGTCGGCAACCTCCTGCTTAGCTATCCATTTCCCCTTGTCCCTATAAATTCCTGTGTAAACATCGACTTCTTTCTGACCGTGAGGGTGAGGTTGGTTCTCGTTTTCAGCCTCTACCCTAGCCCTGACAGTCTCGGGTAAGACATCAGGATCAATAGATTCTTTTACGATAATAGACTGAACATTCCCCATTGGATCACGCTTGCAGACAAAGCGATCAAGGTTAAACACCCTGATTCCTCCCTTGTCTGGCACGTACAGAAGGACATTGCCTGCTACAATGAGTTGTTTAAGGGCCTCAAAGACTCCTACCCTTACAGCACTCGTCTCGACTTCAGCCTGAACCGCCCTTTCTATTTCAGCCAAAGCTTTCTCAAGCTCAGTCTTTAGTTCAGGATCAGCCTGACCCTCCGAAGCTTTCTCATACTCATACTTATCTATGACTAATCTAAAGAAAGGAGAGTTGGGAGGAAGTAAGGCGAGGAGTAACTTTGAGGCTAAATTGTTGACGCCTCTAGCACCGACACCTTGGAACGGCGTAGGGTATGTAGTGTTAGAGGTAGGATTATGGGGAGGAACTAGATAGGGAATGGTTAGCTCAGCCGAGTCTCTAGCTCTCCGAAGAAAGGGATCACGATCTCCTTCACAGGCATTGTAGTATGCCTTTAGTGTTTTCTTTTCCATTAACTTTGTTGTGTAGGGGCGTAGGCTCCGACACCGCCAGACCCTGTGTTAACTCCTTGAGGTCTGTTTATAGTTAAGTCTCTTCGGGAAGTCCCTCGGCGGCGTTGGCCTCCTTTCTTACTGGCCACTCGACTCTTAGGTTTGATGTCAACTTCGGCCATCTTGGCTTGCTGAAGTGCAGGCTTTTGTTGAGCCAGCGGCTTCTGCACCTTGGGTTTACTCATGCACATTTAATTGTTCCTCGTAAATACTTGTAAGTGTTTTAACTACAGACACTTGTCCGAGTTTTAGCTTGATAACTCTAATGTCATCGTCCTCTGGCATCCGGTCAGGATACACCCGCTTCAACCACAAGATAAGCTCTTCGCTTACCGGAGGCAACTTTTCGTTAGCAAAATTGAGGGGTAAGTCAAGCGGATTCTTTGGCATTGTAGAGTCCCAAGGTCTCAAGCATGAAGACTACCCGATCCCTCAGCGTGTCCCGGCACTTGTCATTATTCAGGACATAATCATACCGAGGGTAATCATCGAGAGCCGTCTCAGAGGCATGAGTGTCGATTGCTGAGGGGTAGCTATTCTCTCGTCTCTCTACTCGGATCAGAGTCCCTTTGAGTTTCTTAATAAGGTCTGCCTCATTGGGGAAACGAACGTCAGTTACGAAAAGAAAATCATAAGAGTCACTAGACTTCGCAATGATTCTTTCCATCTTATCTATCCAATACTCTGACCCACAAATGTTTCTTCTGAAGTCACTCCCCCAGACTTGTAAGAGAGTACGAAACTCTTCCTTGTGTTTCTCTATGTGGTCAACTCGGAAGCCAGTTATCTCTGACACCTCGTGCTTTACTAAGTCTCCGAAAGCAACCCTGCCTACCCTTGAATCTTTACAGATTTCACAGGCTGTGTGGTAGACAGTATCCTTTCCCGATTGTTTCTTTCCTGCAGTCGCTATTACTTTCATGGTTCCCAATACTTAATGGTTCCTTTTCTCATATCGTAGTTCTCTATTCGTAATATCCTTGCAAGACGAGCCTGAACTAAGGCGTCTTTCTCGGATAAATTTTTTGCACCAAAACTATGGACTACTTTTTCCCATCCAGTTGGAGCGGTATCGGCATCTAAAATTCTTCGTGCAGTAGTAGGGCCAACCGAAGGGCAACCAGCGTAACCATCAGTTGAGTCTCCACAAAGAGTTTGAAAGAGGTGGTAGTCATCAGCGAACTCTTTAGTAATTGTTCTTACACCCTGCTCTGGTTTGTTAGGATTCCATAGCTCACAGGGTATGGTCTGCATATCCTTATCAGTACTGACGATAATCTTTCGAGCCCCTACTTCGTACATGGGATCAGTCGCCCAAATTCCTAAGAGGTCATCAGCTTCTAATTTATCTACCGCAATAGCTCGCCACTCAAGCATGAGGTGTTCTCTCAATGCAGGGAGTCCTATAGGTTTGCGAGCTTTCTTTCGGGAAGCTTTGTACTCAGGGTCTATATCTCTTCGGAAGTTCTCCTTGTGAGATAGAGCGACACGTACCTTGGTAGCGTTGAGGGCTGTGATGCAGGCTTTGAGGGCTGAGTCCATGACTGACCGAGCTACCTTCATATCGGTATGCAATGTCCACCAATCGTTGCCCCAATCAATAGCCTCCTCGGCTCCAGCCGCATGTCTGTAGGCAAATATATCGCCGTCAATCAATAGTGTGGTCTCTTTCTTCATTCTAATGCACTTCCTTAAATACGTCCCAGTTTTCTTTCCATTTATCCCAAGGTGAGGGCTTGTTTGGAGGGATGAGAACCCATGTCTTACCGTTTAGTTCATTCCAAGGAATAAGATAGGTAGTTTCTAAGGGTTCAATGTGACCTACTAAAACTTGATAACCTCCAATTCCTTTGGTTCTTATCCTGTAATAGTCTGTACTTGCTCCGTTTGTTTGAGTCGTAGCAGTCGAGCGCACCTGAACGGTGTTCACGATCCCATCATACTCCGCTATGAAATCATAGGCAGCATGAAACAAGGGATCAGAAACCATGATGCCTCTCTTTATGAATTCGGCTTTTAGTTTTAGTTCCACGGCAACTCCTTGATGCTCTCGTCTAATGAGTTTCTGACCAGTTGGCTCCAGCCCTAGCCTCTCCGTCAAGGGGACACTTAAATGAGAGATCGTCCCCCGCTCGTCTGATTGCATCTACTGACTCCTTTAGTATTAAGTCAACATGAGCAGGCTTAGCTTCCACTTGAAATTCATCGTGGATATGAGCGACAAAACCGTAGTCAACCCCGTGTACCAGACCCGCATCTGTTAAACGATTATAAAGGTTGACCGTAGCTTGCTTCATAACGATTGCCCCCGCCCCTTGCAGTAGAGTGTTCAGCGCAGCGTGAGCTTCACGGATGTATAACTTTCTACCGTCTAACCCTTTGAGCCAATCTCTACTCTCTAGTGCCTGATTGATGCAAGACTTTAATGAGGCTAACGAAGGGAGTCTTTGTAAGAAAGTATCTTTGATTGCTCGTCCAGCACTTCGCCCCTTGCCAATGATCTTTCCAATCTTCTCGTCTCCCGCTCCATAGAGGAAGGCGTAAATAAATGTTTTCGCTGCATCTCTCGTCGGTAGCCCTGCAGCATTCTGATTAACCGTATGTATGTCTTCCTCCAAAATCTTATTAGCATAGTCTCCTCCATCGTAAGGGTGTAGGTAGTGTGCGAGGCAACGTAGCTCCAAGCCTGACGCATCGCAACCTATAAGAGTTGACCCGTCTGCAGCTTTGAATAACGAGCGACACTCTTCACCGTAGGGAGACCCAACGCGAGGAACTTGGGCCATGTTAGGAGAGGAATGAGTACACCTTCCGGTTACTGCACCGTTAGTATTTATCCTCCCGTACATCCTCCCTCCCTTTTCAGAAGTAAGCCAAGCCTGTCTACCCTCTGCGACCTGACCCATTCGTTTGACTAACAGGAGGTACTCCCGAAGCATCTCGACAGAGGGATGGTCTAGCTTGATGGAGGTAAGCACCGCCTCATCTACCTTGGGTTTACCCTCGTTGGTGAGAACCGTTGGCTTCCAACCTAACCTCTGCAGGCGATCAGCTATATGATCACGAGAGGCAGGATTGAAAGGGATGGCCTTAGTTTTATTCGGGCCTTTAGTAATAGCTGCAGCTTTATAGCCAGCGGCTAGGGCTTCTTTTTTCGTATCAAATAGTTCATCCCCGGCCTTATAAAAGCAGGACTTCATCTGCATTGAGTCGGGAGGGAACATCTCTTGAAGCTCTTCGTTTAACACCAGCTTTCGCTGGCTCAGCTTCACGTATAAGTCAGTAGCTTTTTGGATATCAAAGGCGAACCCGAAGGTCATCATCTTCTGCATAACCTTAGCAAAGTCATGCTCTAAGGTGAGACATTGCGTGTCCCATCCCTCCTTGTTTAGCCTATGATATAACTTGTAGGTAACCTCGGTATCTTTGACGCAGTAACACAGCATCTCTTCGCTGTAATGGTCATAGCCATGCTCCTCCAAGTAAGTACCCTTGAAAGTCCCAAGGCGATAGCCCCAAGCTTTCAAGGAGTGCTTACCTACGAGGCGAGGAGGGAGGTAGAACCTTTTAGTATTCTGAACCTTGTCCTCATCGACAATCGTAGTGTGGATCAGGCGCGACATCACCAATGTATCAGTCAGTTGGTGTAACTCCACTCGCTCCTCAGTAACAAGACCCAGTTGGATGAGTGCAGGGAGGTCGAAGTCTATGATGTTGTGACCGATTAGCTCGTCGTGAGACATGAGGAACTCAACCCCTTCCTCAATCTGATCAGGGCCGAAGGTTGATACCTCTCCTGTATCTGCATCTCGACAAACGATACACCAGACTTTGGTGAGGGAGTCGAGAAGGCCATCAGTTTCTATATCAAATATCGTTCTCTTCATGACCCTCCTCATCAAAGTTAAGTGACTCACTCAGGCGTCCTGTCTCTTCAGTAAACTCAAGCGTAGTCGCCACTCCATTCTTTCCGCACCATCTATTTTTAAGGACACGAATCGTAGTGTACTTAGCTTGTGCTGCGTCTTGTTGATCTCGTTCAAGACCAATCACCATGTCAGATAACTGAGCGATGCCTGCACTCCCTCGGAGTTGAGCGAGGGTTGTTCTTGCTCCCTCTTCATGGCCCTTACCATCAGGGCGTTTCAAATGACTGACCACAACGAGCGAGCATCGTAGCTCCTCAACCAATGACCTTAGCTTGGTCATCGTGTTATCAATCATGCGGCGTTCATCTCCACCCTCCATTCCAGACACAACGATGGACAAGTGATCGAGAAAAATTATTCGGCAATCAAGAGCCGTGACTAAATATCTGATTTTCTGTAAGAGATTCTCCTCACCCAGAGAGCCCCAATGATCATAGGTATAATACTTACCGGAACCTACAGTAGCATCGAAGGCTTTCTTCATCTCCTCCTCATTTGCTAGTGCAGGGTCGAGGTAGATGGGTTTGTTCAGGTGAATCCCCATGATGCCTAAAGCGGTTCGCTTAGTGGATTCCTCAAGAGCTATATAACCTACCGTATGGTCGTTCATAAGGAGGTAGTGAGCGATCTCTTTGCAGACACTCGACTTCCCTATTCCTGAGCCTGAGCAGAGCGTAGTAATCTCCCCGGCTCGCAGTCCCATAGTCATCTCATTCAAGGACTCCCAAGGATATAGATAGGTAGTGACCTTCTCTTCTTTGGTGAGGGTATCCCAGAGATCAGTCCCGGCGATGATACCGTCAGGTCTCCACGGCTTAGCGTTCCAAATGCTATTAAGGAGATCACCGCCTCGCTTAGCCAGCAGCATTTCGTTGGCATCATTGAGTCCAAGCTTAGCGATCTTAGCCTTGCCCACACTCAACACTTGAGCGCACTTCTCTGCAGCTTCAGAGCCAGCCTTGTCATTATCAAAAGCGATGACAACTGTCTCAAACTTCTCAAGCCATTCTAGGTTATCCTTGAATGCTCGTACTGCACCAGCAGCCCCGTTAGGAACGCTGACTACAGGCCACTTGTTCTCTTGGATTTGTCCAATGGAGAGAGCGTCGATCTCACCTTCAGTTACCACTACTTGCTTGGCAACCTTAGTGCGTTCCCAAAGCCATTGGCCATACAGGGGGAGTTTCTTCTCACCGAGGATGAGGAAGTCCTTGTTAGCAAAGCGAACCTTAGCCCCGGCTGGCTCAGACTTAGATTTGTAATACTGAGCAACCTGAACCGGACGGCCATGCAACTGACCGCATTGGTATCCCCAGAATCGACAAGTCTTTTCGGATATACCTCGCGCAGTCAGAGCGGAGAACTTCAGGTTCTGAAGACCCTCAATGGTTGTTGGAGTTTTGGGCTCAGGTCTGACATCCCTCACAACGGAGGCGTCTTGGTCAAAGCTACCCTTGGGGTAGTGTTTCTCACAGACATAGCAGAACCCATGTCCATCATCGTAAACGCCGAGACCATCGCTCGATCCGCATTTCGAGCAAGGTATATGTTCGACGAAATTACTTTCCTTTTCTTCGTAATTGGTAGTCACTTGTAATGTTATCTATTTTTCCATCAAATTCAAACGAGCCGAGTTGCTCTCGCTCATTGCGAGTCAGTTTGAACCAAGCGACTGTTCCCGGTGAACCTTCAAGACAATCTAACTCATCCACATTGACAAGAGCCTTCTTGCCTTCTGGGGTAGTGAGTACAGCATGAGTAGCTGCAGTAGGTCTTATGATATCCATGCTTTGGGAACCTTTAGGCCGCACCAATCGAACCCATGTTTATCGCACCAATCCGCATAGCTAGTCTTGGAGCCTTTCCTGAGCTTGGCATTAGGGTTCTGAAAAGCGAACCTAATATCTACTTCAGGATGCTGCGCCTTGATAAGCAAATGCTTGGCACGATCAACCGGGAGAAACCACCCCTTCACTTCGATAAAGATATCCTTATCAGTCAGATGGAAGTCTGGATGATACCGATGTCTTTTGTCGTAGTAAAGAAACGTGTCCTCGTAGGAGAATGGGACTCCCTCTGTTTCCAGAAGTTGTCCCATTCCCCTTTCGAGTTTATTTTTGTACGAGGACACAGCGCATCTGATTGGTTCAGGTCAAACTGACTACCTAGCTCGACTAGAACTGGCTGGCGTCAGACGGCTGTGGTGATGATTCAGCGGATTGCGGGGGTTCCGCTGATGCTGGCTCTTCCGTAGAGAATCCCCCTTCCACCTTCTCAAAGGTATCTTCTTGACTCTCTCTCGGATGAACCAAATCCAATACTTGGACAGCTACGAGTCGAAGGGCGACTCCTGCACCTGCTGGTACGAGATAAGGTGCGGCCACAAAGGCGACCTTGATCTTAGAACCGTATCCCACTAATTCAGTCATGGGGCGATTCTGAGAATCTACAACCGCTGGACGTTGATGAACAACTTCCCCGGTTTTGGTTTTGTACGAAGGCTTCATCTTGAACTTGAAGTCAACATACTGAACGCCGTCCTCCTCTTCCATTTTGTAAGGGATGGGATTCGGGCCAACTTTAGGAGCCTTGCCGTTAGTGGCGGTAAGTGCTTCTACGTTATTCTGCTGAATCTGGTTCAGCTTAGCCAATAGGTCTTCGCACTTGTCTAACTCAATGCGAAGGATTGTTTGAAATACCCCTTCATCAGAAAACTTTTTGTCGGGGGTGGAGAGATAAGGGTATCTTGCGATCCCTTCCGGTGTAGTCATCTTTTGATAATCACTCATTTTGGTCTATCTTTAGTCGAACTTTCGTAGGACGCTTTGAGTAATTCTCGCAACGTCAGGAGGCAGCATACCACAACTGTTCCGGCATGTCAAGCCCAAAGATTTCTCCTATTACCCGGGTTACCTTTTGCTGCAGCTTATCACAATCCCGGGGAGGTACACCATAACAATCGTGGAGGGTGAGGATGTCAGGCCACTCGTCTTTCGCCAGCACCTTGTGAAGCATCGCAGCATCATAGGCATGAGTTTTATTAGCAGGCCATGAGCGACGAGCATTTCGGACATCTAGACCATCCCAAGGCTGGTTGACTCTAGCTACCACTCGCTCTTTGTTGATCGTTGTTCGTACTAGGACTTTTTGCTGAGGCAAATAGGAATTGATCACAGGAAAACCCGATGGGCTTTGCCATGATAGTAAGGCGTCTCCCTGTTCCTGTGCAGTCACTTTGAGATGTCTCTTGATGGTAGGAGAAATGTCATCGAGGACTGAGAGATATATGTCGAGTAGATCGTCGATTTCTACGTAAATTTTTCGCCCAAAAATATCCCGGCTCTTGTCGATGTACCAATCTTTGACAACGTGTTTCAAGCCGTGCTTCTTAGACCCATAGAGAAGTCTGACGGTGAGTCCTTTGATGAGGGTTCGATCCAAGTCGAGGGAGACCCAAGCATGGTGTTCAGGTTTGTGAGACCATTGGAGTTTGTCCCTGAGCTTATCGAGGATATCCGAGTAGACATCGTGAGGAGTTTCAGAGTCAGTCAGGTTGGTCAACTCCATCAGCTTTTCATCCTTATGAATCAAGGCAGCTATCTGTAAACCCGAGGCGGTATGATCAAGTCTTACCGGGAGCCTAGTTTGGAATGTAAATCGATTGTTACGCCACTCATTGAACTCCCTGCACCAAGCCAGAAAGGGGAAGGGTTTGTCAGCCTCCTCCCAGAACCCCCGGTAGCCCCAAGGATCGGTAGCAGCTAGGGTGATATGCTTCTGATTGTTCAAGGCCCACTCTTGGCGTGATTCCAGAGTACCCTTGATGCCGTAGGCGTTGGCTCCTCCAATCAGAAACCAATGCTCGTTGCCGTGGACGGTAGAGGGGTTAGCAAACTCAAGGAGACCTTGGGCCAAGTCATTGCCTTGAGGGTTCAACCGAGGGGCATAGTAGAGCCTACCCCTGAAGTCAGCTTGAACCGGGAAGTAAATCGAAGGGGAGTCCACAAACTCCTTGGCGATGGTAGTTAGATTGTTGGTGAGAATGACCTTGGGGGCGTCAATTATCCGCTGCCTGTGTCTTTTGGCTTGACACGAGCGATAACCTTTGGTATACTTGGGTTCTTCCAAGGGCTCATCTCTATGACTTCTCATCTCCCCTATACTAAGCCCCCTCCCAAGACTACTAAGGGTAAACTCTAGAATCCAACGGTTAATCCTGAAGGGTACTCTCTGGAGGGTGTTAGCTGCATCTAAAGATAACCCAAGATCAGCATAAGGCTTCTTATCCTTCACAAACCCCTTGATGAAGAACCAATCGATTTTATCAGGGAACTCATAGCCTCCCTCTTCCCCTGACTTCCAATCTAAAGGTTGTTCTCTGAGAGGGAGGTAGTATGGAAGCAAGTGTTTCACATGGTCGTTGTACTCCTGTATCCATCTTGAGGTTTGAGGGGTCGCTACCACCATGTACTCAAACTTCAGTTTAGACTTACGTTGCTTTACATACTCTATTAAGCCTGTCGTGATTCTAAAGATTTCAACTAGAGATAACCCTAGATGTATTCTAGAGGTGATGGGGATGTCTAACTTCCAAGAGTCTCCAAAGGTCTTGAGGGCGTTGCGAACTACGATGTTGCGCTTGTACCTATAGGATACCCTACTCTTCATTGTCTTTTCCGTCTCCTTCCAGAACTTAGGTTTGTCTGCCTTCAGTTTCTGAAAGGTAAGCTCGTCTACCAGTAGGCATCCTATTTGCAACGCTAGTTTAGTTCTAGTGATTGGCTTAGAGATGCCGTCGATAATCTGAGTGAGTGTAAGATGAGAGATGAGGTCTAGCGATAGCCCTGAGACCAACTGCCATTCGGCGGCATGGTAACCAGCGTGACCGCTTAGCTTAATTTTAAGTTCACGCTTGAGTTGTGCTGTGAACTTATCTTTGAACTCCTTGGCCAGCCGCTTGCCATACTTAGTCTTAGACTCGCGGCCCTTCTTACGTAGCCTTTCGGTTCTCTTCGTATATCGCAGGGCTCCCTGCTTGATGGACTCTTCAGACATTAAAAGGCCGTAGCCAGCGGAAGAGAAGGGACACAGCGACCAACCTCTGCCCCAAGAGAAACACCAGCTACGGCCAAATTATTTGTTGCGACTTCGGTTGTATTTCTTGGAGCGAATCGTAAGATTCTTACGTGAGTTGTTCTTAGGATTACGGTCTTTGTGGTGGACATCTTTTCCATCTCCCTTCTTAGCTCTTCCTGCACGAATCATCAGACTCCGAGCGCGATTCCTCCCCGCCCTCCTCTTCTTTTGCTTAGGTTTGGAGTGGTAGGTTTTGTATTCCCTCTTGTAATCTCGGTGAGCCATGAAGCCTGCACGGAGATTGCTGGCATTTCTTTTTACCATTGTCAATAAGTAACTGGCTAGTAAGTATGATAGTAGTTGCCCTCGGAAAGCGAGATCGGAAGCCTAATCAGACACTAAACCAGACAGAAAAAACATGTGATTAAGCCTATAAACAAAGGGTGAAATAGAGATTTGTACGGAAACTTCAGACACTAAATCAGACACCAAATCGGAAACCTAAATCGGAAACCAAAAAGAAACCCTGAGTCAGCTAATGCCAACTCAGGGCCACCATTGAAAACTATGAAAAAACTGTCTACAACTTAAACGCTTAATTCATTCTGCACCACCTCCTTTCCTTTGTAGTATTTCCAAATGAAGAGGTCTAGTTCTGCTGGGCTCATGCCCTGCTTTGCTGCTTCTCCAAGGAAGAGTGTTTCGATCAGCTTGTAAATGCAAGGGTTACTTGGAGTAATTGCACCTAGCCGAGTTTTGAAGTAATGACCATACTTGCTGCCCATGTACTTCATGATATGAGTGTCTAACACAGCGTGTTGGGCGTTTCGCTGCGAATGCACTACGAAGAATCTGGCAGTCTTAGGGCCAATGCCGTGGATTCTCTCCAGTTCTTCTACAGTAACTACTTTAAGATTTGTACCTTTGCCAAACGGATCAAGGAACTTTTCCGTACATTCTTTTAAGCAATTGCTAATTCGATTGTATTGACCAGTTCCCCAGTACTTTAGCCATTGGTGCAAACAGTAGTGTTCAATAAGACAATGAATAAAGCTCATCGGACTGTGAATCCTCAAGCCTCCCCCTACATCGTATGTAAGGGGAGACTCTTGTTTCACCAAGTCGTTGAACTTTGAGTCATGACTTATACTAAACATCTTGTTGACAATATCTGCTATTCTTTCGCTTTCTTTATTAGCAACAAGAACAGAGAACACTAAGAACAATTCAAGTTCTGGGTGATTTCTGTCGTATCTGGTGATTCTCTTAGGTTGAATCATCTCCAGTCTCTTGGATTGAAGTCGGCTCCAATTTCAAAGATATGAACATCACCTTTCGTAGCTACGTGACGTACTTGTGATTTCGCACATCTACGACAACGAGGTCTATGCTTGGCTAGTTCAGCTTTACTGAAGTCAGTACGCTCTTCATCACAGTAGAAACATACTTTTGATTCAGCCATTGTACCAATCCTCCAATATGATTGCTAAGAACATGATAGTGAAGAATAACGATGATATGCCCAAGATGTATAGGATCATGACTCTTTAGGTGTGCAGATTACGTTGAAGCGAGGGTTGGCCTCACCAACAAGTTCTCTAGCAGCTTTCTCATCGTCCTTGAGTTGCTGCTCAACGTCTTTCTCAGGATCAGGCCAATGCTCATCCCACTTATTAGACAGAATCCTGACTTGCTCTCTGATAACAGTAGGAGGAGTAGGTCGATTCTTGTCGCTCAGCATTAGACTTAATCCGTCTTCTGCTTTACGGATGAGCCTCTCTAACTCAGTAGCATTGAGGTATTGACAGATGTAGAGAAGCTTCAGCTTAGGTAAGTTGATACCTTCAATGTTGTAGTCATTACTCTTATTGCTAATTAGAGTTGCGATCTCTGCCTCCTGTTCAGCTTGGATTTTAAGCTGAGTACGCAGCGTTGGTTTTCTAGTGTTGTATTTACGTTTCATTTTCAGTCCCAGTTTACGAAGTTATAGTAGAACCTTGGTCGATCTGTGAACTCAAGGGTTCCTTTTTGTTGATCTGATTTGCGAATAACAGTTACTGTAGGAGCCAGAAAAGACTCAACTTCAAAGTCTTTACGAAGTTCCTCAGTATTCCATACTTGGTCTTCACCGAAGGCTTTCTCAAGAACCCTACGGGCAGCAAGAGTCTTATCTTCAGTATCCGTGATAGTTTGGACTAATTCATCCATTGGAGTAAGATTTGTATAACTCATTAGTGTAACGAGGGGATGACCCGTGAGGATCACCCCCTCTAATCAATTAGCTTAGGATATTAGGGATGAATGCTTTCAAACCTCCACGAGTAGGGGTGGTACGCTTTTGACCAGTACGTAGGTCAAGCTTGCCGTCAAGTACTTGATCAGCCAACCGGAAGGCATTTACCTTGGTGGAAGTCTGCTTAGTACCGAATATAGAACGCCACTCACGAGTAGCTTTCTTATCAGCTTCCGTAAGAACGTAAGCTTTTGGTGCGCCATTGGGTTTGATGACACGGCTATGGTGATCTTCAAACTCAGTTACGATGTTGTAACCATGCCACAGAGTACCTTCACTCATTCTACCGCCTTTAGGAGCAAGGTAGACAGGCTCGATTTCATCCCACTTGCGCCATTTATCGACGTTATCCTGATGATCCTGAAGAGGGCGGTCATAGGCCAACTTGATGTAGTTAAGAATCTCTTTATCAGAGAGCTTAACATCTTGCATCTGCCTAAACCTCTTTTCACCAAGGTCAAGATGCTTGAGTCCATCTCGCATGTGAAGAATAGCTTCATTGAGACGTTCTCCTGCATTCTTAGTATGCCGAAGAGTATATGAATGGAACGTATCTCTTAAACAGTAGATAAGAGTATTCATACATGACGGGCGTTTATTAGTGAAACGCATGGTTACTGATTGCTGACCAGTATGGCCAGTAGCGATAATCAAGTTACGTCGAACCTGATCTCCACGGTCTAGTGGAGTAACATGAGGAAGTTGGACTTGAAGGAAGCAAGAAGCTCCATTGTGGAACCAACCACCAGCGATGAACTTAGCGTTAGTCTCTTGAATGATCTTATCGAAAGATTCAAAGACTTCAGCATTCTGCAGAAGATGGAAATCCTTACCAACAATAGCACTACCGAGTGGTTCGCCATTATCGGTACGGAATACCGCTTTCTGTGAGTTGATGGTGCAATGACCATACACTTTCTGTTGCGAATAAGGGTCAACATGATAGGTCTTGGCAGTAAGTGGGCCTTCATCCACTTCCCAATTCAAACCAGCCGCTCTTATTGCATCACCAGTCGAATATATCGACTTGTCCTCTAGGTTTATGATCTTATGTGATTTATTCATGTGATCGTATTTAGTTTGTTGTAGTCAAACAGCGATTTCGCTGTATCCTTTTTCCTTGCCCATCAGAACAACACCTGACGGATCAAGAAATCGTAAGTCATGCGAATTTCCATCGATAGCTGGTATCCCAGAAAACGCATTATTGATAGTGAGAGAACCCCAAGACTTAGAAGTGATGGGGAGATAAGGTACACCTTTATATGAGGCTTGAGTCTTATCTAAAAGTGATTTCCAATGCTTATAGTGAGGCTTAGTCAGGATCATTTTAACATTATGACCTCTTTCTAAGACTTGAAGACAATTTGGAATATCCGATTCACGACCATCGAATGAGTAGGTAAGATGGTAGTTTAATGGCATGTCATCCCAAGCTTCTCTTTCTCCTATTCTATACTTGGTGTAGTCATAGAATTGAATCTGAGGATAAGCATCAAATATGGTCTTATCGCCAAGGCAGGAGAAGGTGACAGATTCCCAAGGGATATCTGAGAGACAGTTGAGTCTAACAGCTAACTTGGGAAGCTCAGGTCTATTGAGACGGGCAAGAAGGTATGATAGTTCAGCAGCTATTTCTTGTATGCTGTTTTCTGGATGCTCAACAAGTCGCCTAGTCTTCTTGATTCTCGCATCTTGAACATTTTGCCACTTGCCTCGGCCCTGATGAAAAAGGCAGGTCGCTTGGCATTGGGAGTAGTTTTTGCAGACTTTATAGCCTGAAAACTTGGCAGGCGCGAGATGCAGCACGGCAGTAAGGTAATCATGCTGGAGCGAAGTAAGGGTTTTTGGGTTGCTGGTGGTAAGCCAGTAGAGCCCTCGGGATATTGATTCAATTCCTTCATATTTAGTCTCTTGAGCCGATGGTAGCCTTTGAGATGATTGTGAGAATCGACTTTCGTACGATTTAAGTGACAACTTTTTGCCAGAAGATAGATCAGTAAGCCAGTCAGAACTGAGCTTAGTGACACGAGCTTCTCTATAGTTTTTTTCTTCATTTAATATAATCATGATAGTTTATTTAGTTTTTATTGGTGGGAAAGACACAAACATGACCATGCTTGCACTCGGATCGGCACAAGTGCATGGACAGAGGTTTGGATTGATGGTAATATACATTTTAATATGTATTCCACGACCCACCCCGAGGGGCGGCCGCACGGCAGCCCCGGGCCGCCCCTCGGGGCGCGTGGTTAGGTTGGTTACGAGTGACTGACACAGGACTCGATCAGATATCCTAATGTAATCTGTAGGCATCAACGGATGACTGACAGGTAATTATGATAGTTCCCCAGAGTGGTTAGTACCAAGGTTAGTATGCTAGTGTTTGCAACTCGTTCATCCTCTGGATCGCTTGCGATCCACTCGATTGATGCCACAGGGTCACATCCTCCTTCATTTGTAATCGACAAAAAAAGAGAGGGGCCGAAGCCCCCCTCCATGATGATTATTCTTCGTTTTTCGCGAGTTCCTCGCGTAGCTCCTCGCTGTTTGGCTGACCGTCTATGGTTGTGCGGTCTTCGACGCCTACCGTCTTGGTGGGATCGTACGGCTCATGGGTCTTGGGCTCACGCCGGGGCTGATCGGTGCGGGCCTCTTGGGGTTCGACCTGAGCTTCCTCGGTTGCCCCCTTCGATCCCGTCTTGCGGAATCGTGCTTCGACATCCATAGGCTTGGTGCGGAGTGATAGTAGCTCATACTTACCTCGTGTCTGCTTCTCTATGTTGACCCAATGGAGTGAGTTGGTGTGACAAGCCGGACACTTGGAATAGAGTTGGCCTGTGTACTCAGAGTGACTGAAGGTCTCTCCATCAGCACCTTTCCTGCGCTTCGATGGGGACTGAAACCACGCATCACCCTGACCGGGACGCTTGGCATACTCAGGATTTGCACCCTCATTCAACTGCTGGGTGAAGTAGTTGTGACGATTAACAAGCGGTTGATCCGCTTCCGATATATTTATTAGTTTTTCCATTTTATAAGGAGGACTTGGTGAACGCCCTCATAGCTATGCGAAAGGGGCTTTACCAAGTCCTCCTGTCAGTTATTGGAAAAACTGATAGTAGGAAGCGGCTCGATCAACCCCAGTTAATCGTGCAGATACTCATCCAGCGGTTAAGCTGAGGGTGAGAATGAGTATGACAAGTGGCATGGTCAGTTCGAGGCGTTCAGTCCCCTCGTGAGTGCGGAAAGTGCGATCTGAAGAGACCTTCAGATGCTCTGATGTCACGTTGGCCAACCTCCAAGTGGCTGGCTGGCACGAACCAACGCCTCCACTTGGTGTCATCATGAGAAGGATGATAGTAAGTTGATGCTGGTATCGCTGCAGCAAGCCGCTCGTGAGGTCGTAAGCACGATTCCTCTGGGATCGAAGGGGGCCGAGGTAGCTTAGGCGACAACGAGTTGGCGTCCGGTCAGCCCCGGGAGCCCGAGAGCAATGAGTGTCGTATGTCTACCATTCGGTAGGCGTAGACCGCATGACCTGATGTTGCCAACAGCAGGGCTGCGCGATGCTCGCGGGACACCGGAGATGATCATGGAGGTGGCTTGGCCCCCTGTTGTGTCGAGTACCTTCATGGTTCATTTGTGGCATCTCACAGATGCAAACAAAAACGAATACAATTGATTTCAACTGAATATCAGTTGTAGTCGTGAGGAACCGTGATGGTACGCGCCACACGGGGGGACTCCTCGTTGACTTAAAACGAGGTATGCGCTCACATTTTGTAATCTAAAACAATCACATAGGAGCCCGGGGAACTAGCGGGACATCCATGTGGTGGGAACTTCCTTAGTTCCCCAGAGGCGATTGTAGGAGTCCAAATGGGCCTCTAGAGCCTTCGTGACTTGCTCATCCTTGTACTCAGCTACAGCTTTATCCGTATGTTGCTCCATTCGTTCTACCCAGTAGGCGACAGCCATTGCTAGGGCATCCAAGCGGTCATCATGACGTAGACTACCTTTGTCAAAAGTAAGTCTTGACATCTGGTAGAACAGTTGGTATAATGTTGAATCCCCCGTGAGGTTCCTAAGAGCATCCTTATGTTCAACACTATGATATCTATTGACTCCACTAAAGTCTCCCTCCACCACACTCTTACTCACCACTAACTTATGGGTATTCATTAGAGGTTCTAGAGTATCTATGATGCGTCTCTCTTTCTGGATGGAGTGTCTAACCTCCTCTATGGTGCAGGGATACCCTACTTCTTCAGATAAGACGGGTTTGAGGAGGGAAGAGAACATTCCATCTCCAAAGTTAGACTCAACAATGATGTAGTTTACCTTGTTTTCCCTAGCTATTCTGGCGAGAGCCTTGAGTGTTGCTGGGGTATATCCCCCTAGAAACCCTCCAGATTCAGTCACAAAGAGTTGAGAGTTGAGGATTTTGACTACTGCATAGGCTGTTTCGTCTTTACCCATGCCTGCAGGGTCTATGGACATCACCGATCCAGCGTAGGGCTGGTGATCTGGGGTCACTTCCATAGGTCGATAGAAGCGATCTCCAGCTAAACCCGGGCATGGACAGTCTTTCCACTCTAATTCTGGAGATGAGGCCCATGTCAGCTTGGAAGCAGCCTTCTCGTTATCCAAAGGATGCACGATGAGGTCAGCACAGCGAAGAGGGTATCTCCCCATGTCTGACAGGGAGGTATCCAGCATGTACTGGAGAGCAAACCCTGATTTCCCGTAGCTGGCCTCGCGTTCTCGCAAGTCTACATCATCGAACCTCTGGGCGTCTACGGGTTCTCCTTCCTCCTTATCCCCACATAAATCTAAGACATAAGGGGCTAAACGGTCTCCGTAAGAGGTTTTTGTCTTCTCAGTAGGTATTCTGGCAGGCCAAATCCTGATCTCATAGCCACGCTCAGGCAGGACGTTGTAGATCGACATCTCCGTCTGAGGGGTTCCGAGGTAGACAATACGTCCATCTGGCTTCAAAACAGCGTCAAACTCCTTGATTGTCTCCGTAATCTTGTCCCTCATCATCTGAGTGAGAGAGTTGTTGAGAGACTCAACGTCATCAGCCACTATGAGGTCAGCACGGCTTCCTGTTAGCTGGCCCGTTATCCCTACACTCTTTACAGAAGGAGCATGAGCCGCTGGGGCAGGCCCTACATCAAAGCTTATCTTAGAGCTTCTCTGGTCTTCCCGGGGAGCGAGGTGCATCAGGATGGGCATCTCGTTGATCAACCTGAGCGTAAACGTCGAGAAGTCATCTGACCGTGTTTTCGATGCGGAGACCACCAGAATGTTCAGAGCAGGGTTCAGCAACAACTGGTGGATCACGTAAGCTGACGTAATCCAGCTTTTGCCTACCCCTCGAAACGCCTGAATACAACAGCGTTTAGGCCCATGCTGAACATATTCAGCTATGTCGTATTGAGTGGGAGTTGGATCAGGGAGACCTAGATGCTTCCAAGTGAGGTAGAGGAAGTTTCTAAAGTCGTGTAGCTCTTCTGGTATCTGAGTGGCCATTACGGGGCCGTAGAGGGGCCTTCACGGCCTTTTTATTGTCGCCTAGCCTAGTTACCTACCCCAGAGGCTTTAAGCTCGTTAGCGGAAGGAAATGGGAGAGCGTTGCTAAGGGCCTCTAAAGGTGACTCTTTTGCAGGAGCCGCTGTAATTCCATTGTCTTTGAGAGTCTGGCGAGCGACATTGAGGTCAGTTGAAGAGGCTTCTCCCATGACAATCCTTTGGGTTAGTTCGTCACAGAGGAGTTCGTGGAGGTTTTCTAGTTTTTCTTCCTTAGTTTTCGCCATTGTTCAACACATTTACCAGCAGTCCACAAGATTGTAACGAGCAGCAGAGTTATCTTTAGAATTAACTCTATTTCACTCAGGGAAACCACTCCCATGACCGTGCCATTTATCCCAAAGATTTTCAAATACTCGTTCACTTAGCATAGTCATTTCTTTTTAGGAGCTTCACTTGGTTTCTCCTCCTCACTTGTCTGAGCCACAACAGCGGGTTCCACTAAACGCTGCAACAGATCAGCAAGTCCTTGGGCAGCATCATTAACTGCCTGTTGTTGTACTTGCAAAGCAGCGGGGACAAGTCCACTAGGCTGAGAGGCCATAGCTGCTTTATACACTAGGTCAAGGTTTTGTAGCCCTTGAACTACCTCTTGTTGGTCAATAGGAGTATTCATCTCTATGCCTTCGGCGGTTCTAATGTAACGCCAAATTTGAAAATGTCAAGGCTCACTAAAAGAGCCGTCCCTGTTCATAAGTCTTGGATAAGCTATAGGAGAGTTAGTAAACATGAAGGGTTCTGGCTCCCAGTACTCTATTTCGAGCCCTCCAAGGTCTACGTCAATCGCCTTTATATTGTTTAGGCTTCGACATCCGAGACTTAGCGACAGACTGATCAATAAAAAGATCGTGGTAATTCCGATGCTGTTCTTTAAGTTCGGCCAGTTCGATTTTGAGTTTTCCAATTTCACTTCGTAAGTCATTTAGACCATCTATTAGTTTTATGGTTATGTCCTTATGTTCTTCCAGCGACCCTGCTAGATTTGTAAAGAGGAAGTTAGTGAGACGGACAACGTAGTAGCTCACCCCCAGTAGAGCCACTACTGAAATCCCTTGTTCCAATAATTCTTTTGGCAGTTCCATTGCTCATCACCAGTTTTTGATCACCTCAACCTCTCTTTGGATATCTTCGGATATCGGCCAGCCAGCAATAAAAGGCCCATCAGGAGGCCATTTGTAGATGAGGGTATCCACCCAGCTAGTTAAAAACAAGTGAACAAGTGTAGGATTTTTAGGGCGAATAAACGAGCGGTTAACTTTACCAAAGTATCTGGAGCCAGCCCAATCTGCTTCAACAGTATCCTTAAATTTAACTTCCTCAGCCATCTCTTTCCAAAAAGAGCAGCCTTGGTAGTGACCCACCATTAGGTTTGCCTTAGTTGCGTCCAAGAGTTTCTTGATCGTAGGGTCTTTGGGTTCACATCCCATAGCCCATTCTACTAAACCTTTAGGATGGAAAGCGGTGGTCTCTTGCTGCCCAAAAGTTAAACCACGGTCAAAGTCTAACGGTTGAAAACAGTAGCAATCGACATCAATGTAATAACCTCCTTCTTCATAGAGCTTCTCTAGGCGAAGATAATCAGAGTTAGGAACGATGCCGAGATCAGGAAACGGAAGGTCTTCCTCGGAATAGAGGCGATAATCTACATCGACGTTATGCTTCTTTACTGAATCGATACACTCTTGGATACCCTTAACGGGTGGCCCTGCCCATATTTGGTGTACGATGCGAGGTATCAACAGTCTTCAGCTTCGGCAAATACCTCTAGAGTTTTGAGATACTCGTAGGCTTTTTGAGTCAGCGTCTCTGGCGCGGTGTCGGGGACTGCAGGGAGAGAGTGAAAGCCACAGCCCTCGGTCTCCCAGTTATTATCCCGAATATGCTCATCCGTACCGTCAACAAAAGCTTCAACACCAAAAACCACATGTTGCTCTGCAGTTTGATCTTTCAGTTTTTCGTAAGAGTAGCGACACTCGTTCACTCGAAAGTAAGCTGTAACAGGGCCGCTGTCTTCGGATCGTTTGTATATTTTTCGTAATGCCATTAGCTCCAAGATATAGATGATGAGAAGGTGATTTCTTTTTCCCAGCTACTGTCGTTGTTATTCCATGTCTGAGGATTCACCGATCTAACCTGAGTAAAACTACCTCCGTTAGTACCTCCGTAGTTGGTAGCAGTATTGGTCAGTCCGTTGATTAGCTTAACGCCTGCATACCAGTTAGGGAAACTATTGTAAGAACTATTGATGGCGTTAGCCATGTAACACCTCATCGCTGTGATTGTCGCGGTGTTTGTCGAGCCTCCAAGGGCTGAGACTATTTCTGCGGGAGTGTAACACCAAGATACTGCTCTTCTCTTGTAGTAGACATTAAAAGGCCCAGCATTTCCTGTAGTAGAGGTTGAGACGTTATCAGAACCTAATTCATACCAAGAGCCTCCTACTTTAATTGCGGTTCTTGGGCGATGGCTCGTGTACTGACTTGTGGTGGCAGAGGATAAGGTGAAAGCTCCAGCGGAATCAGACTGTACGTACCACATCGAGCCTCCCGCGCCATACCTATGCCGTCCCGAGCCATTCCAGCCTGTAGTGTTCATTCCCCAAGCCCATTGAAAGACGATGCCGTTTGTTGCTGTGACGCCCCCGCCACCTCCACCGCTGTCCCCAGCGGTAGCATCGTCCCAGTTTTCTTTGGTCTCTTTGTAAAGTGTACCGCTACGCTCAACTAAGATTAGGTCTGTATCAACTGGCGTACTCATTTGAATCTAAAATAAAGTGTATCCGATGTATATCTGCCAAGGCCGTTTGATGAGGTACTACCTCCGACAGCTTTGTAAATCATCTGAAGACGATTGGTATCACTAATAGTAATTTCGGGGCTTCTCATCCAAAGCGTAGTAGTTCCAATAGTATATCCGCTTCCCGAAGTTTCGGTGTAGATGTAATAGGTGCTGCTGGCCTGTGCAATATACAGACCACTACCTGAGATAATTGTACCTCCTCCTCCTGAATATCCGCTAGGACTGTAAACTCCATCAGCCGCTCCAGTATAAGTAGAGCTTGTGCCAGAACCTCTACTCCAAGCTCCATTTGTAGCAGAAGTTGCTATCCCGTATGGGTAAATCAAGGTAGAGGGATCAACCGTGTATGTCTGGCTACCTAAACCAGATGAACATCGTCTCCAATCTAAGTAACCGTTTGCGCTGCCTGTGTTGTGGAAGTTCCAATCGTACCCGTTGGTGTAAGTGGAGTCAGTTATGAATGCAGTCCTTGCGCTATTAGTGATTTGAACCGCCGCTAGGCAAAAATCATGGTAATAAGAAGTAGTCCCTCGCATACGCAGACCAATGTATAAGCGACCTTGCGCCTTACCAGCGAGGTTGCCGCTCCCTCCAGTTACCGTCATTTCATAAGACAGAGTGCGATATGAAGAAGTTGTATCTGCCGAGCCACTCGCCACCTCAGTAATTATAGAAAGGCTATCGTTAGCGTTAGCCCACTCATGGGTTCCATAGGCGTCACCACCACCTCCTCCTCCCCCTCCCCCACCGCCGCCTCCAGAAATATCCTGTTTCCAATCGGCGTAAGTACATTTGTAAGGTACTCCGCTACGCTCTACTATGAGTAAGTCATCATTAGCGATGTTGGAACGGTTGCCGAAAGTCTCTTTGTAGGGTACTCCGCTTCTCTCAACTATAAGTAAATCTGAGTCTTGAAGGTTACTGGCCATTATGAAGGTAGAGCAGTTAACGCACTAACATTTTGAATGTGGTTCCATTGAATTGTGTCCCATGAAAAAGTACCTCCGCTTGCGTAACGAAGGTATTCATTTGAAGTCCCGCCAGTTGTAGTCACGCAGCCTACTGACATTGTACCATTCATTAGTTTATAACCGATATCTTGGCTAATGCCTTTGTTAGTCACGCCACTTGCACCCCCTCCAAATAAAGCTTCCGCGCTGGCTAAGTTAGGCATTGAACTGCCATACGCGCCAATCAAAGTGTCTACTCCACCTGTAGTGACGAAACCAGCCCCGTTTGTTAACTGATTGGTGTTAGTGGGAATTGTGGTGCTGTTAAAAGCGTTAGACCCAAAGATTTCAGAAGACAACTTCCTCTTCTGAGTGCCGCTATCTAGAACAATGAATTCGTCAGAGCCGTTAGTCCAACTCTGTGTCATGTCAGGTAAAGCGGATAAATTTAATAAGATCGTTCCTGACTCAATAATTGTTCCCGAAAGCCCCGTCCCTGTGGCTACAGAAGTTACAGTCCCTGAGTTAGCCGTAGCTCCCGTTGCAATTCCGTCTAACTTAGTCTTTAGAGTAGAGGTAAAGTTCTTCTGAGTTAAGCCGCCATCACCTACGGAATATGTTGTGTTCGTCCACGGGACGTTAACGTACATCTTCTCTGAACTTACTTCTACAGGGTAGTTCTTGCCTGACTCTGTGTATCCAATCTTGAAACCACCTCGTACGCTAGAGGAACCAGCAGGGAGACTGTAGTTATTAGCTCCCGTTGCGATCCCATCCAGCTTACTTTTGAGAGTTGTAGTAAAATTCTTTTGAGTAAGACCTCCGTCTCCTACTGAATAAGTAGTGTTCGTCCACGGTACATTAACGTACATTTGTTCGGAGCTAACTTCGACAGGATAATTTTTGCCAGACTCCGTATAGCCAATCTTAAAGCCCCCTCGGACAGAACTAGAACCTGCAGGGAGTGAGTAGTTGTTAGCAGATGTAGCGATACCATTGAGCTTAGTCCTTAATGCGTCTGTGAAGTTTGCTTGGGTCAGTCCATGATCTCCTTCAGAATACGTAGTGTCTGTCCAAGGGACATTAACATACATCTTCTCTGAGCTTACCTCTACTGGGTAATTCTTACCTGATTCACTATAACCAATCTTAAAACCACCCCGTACGCTAGAGGAGCCTGCAGGAAGGCTATAGTTATTTGCGCCGTCAGCTACGTTTAGGAAAGACCTTACTGAACCCGCATCAGCATGGCGCATGTACCCATCATCACCAGATTCTGCGACCAACTTTGTGATGATGTTGGTGGTAATCGTGTTTGGTGAGGTATTGAAGTAGTTCGCAAAGATGTATCCTGAAGAGTGTCTCTGTACCACCGTGCTATTGGAAGCACTTACGCTAACGGTGTAAGGGAAGGAGTAGTTATTGGCTCCCGCTGCGATGCCGTCCAGCTTACTTTTTAGAGTGGTCGTGAAGTTCTTTTGAGTGAGACCACCATCCCCTACTGCAATAGCCTCTGTATAATACGGGGCTGCAGTATTAGTGGCTCCCGAAGCGATTCCATCTAGCTTATTTTTGAGGGTTGTCGTAAAGTTCTTTTGAGTCAGCCCTCCATCCTGAACAGCGTATGTAGTGTTTTGCCACGGTACGTTGACGTAAAGCTTCTCGCTAGTTCCGTGAGCTTCTACAGGATAAAACTGGCCTGACTCTGTGTACCCAAGCTTAACTCCTCCTCTTGTTCCATCTCCAGCAGCAGGAAGTGAGTAGTTATTAGCATTAGCTGCAATGCCATCTAGCTTACTTTTGAGAGTTGTAGTAAAATTCTTTTGTGTAAGCCCACCGTCCCCTACTGAGTAAGTGGTATTCGTCCAAGGGACGTTCACATACATCTTCTCACTAGAGACTTCTACCGGATAATTCTTACCCGACTCTGTGTATCCAATCTTAAAGCCGCCCCGTACGCTAGAAGACCCTGCGGGGAGACTGTAGTTGTTAGCCGAGGTTGCAATCCCGTCTAACTTAGTCTTTAGAGTCGAGGTGAAGTTCTTCTGAGTAAATCCTCCATCCCCCACGCTATGACTATGCCCCGATAAGGCATAAGCTGCGTGATTAAAAACGAGGGTGTTACCAGAGCCGTTCCCTACCCATATCTTTTGATTATAGGTATTAACAGCGACTTCGCCACCGCTTAATGTCCCGGGAACTGCACCGCTACTGTTACTGTAGTTGAGTGTTACTGTATTTGCCATTGCTCATGATCATGAACCAGACCAACTAATTTGACCACCGTTGATGGTAGAAGAAGTAGTTAAGACTGTGTTATCAATGGCGACAGCATTGGCAGTAACAGAAATACCCGTACCTTGTCCAACGTGGAGAGTAGCCTCACCAGAGGAGAAGCTGCCTGTTAAACCGTTCCCTCCGTATACGCCTGTGATATCGCCAGTTGGAAAAGCATCTACTACGAGATCAATCGTACCATCGGTATCCTGATAAGTTGCAGAGATACGAGTCTCGGTATTGCTGGTGAACATAGCACCAACAATGTCTTGAACTTGCTCAGTAGTTAAAGAGTTTGAGTCCGTCCAAGGAACATTGACGTACATCTTTTCGCTATCGACTTCTACGGGGTAGTTTTTCCCGTTCTCCGTATAACCGATTTTGAAACCACCTCGTACGCTAGAAGAGCCTGCAGGAAGTGAGTAATTATTCGCACCATCAGCAACATTCAGCAGAGTGCGAACATTAGATGGAGATAATTCCTGATGGTTGCCAGAACCGGGATCGGTACGACCTACTAATGTACTTGTGGCTACTCCTGAAAGAGTTGAGGTAGAAGTAGCGGTTGCAGCGTTGCCCGTACAAGACCCAGAAGAACCAGTTACGTTACCTATAAACGAAGCAGCACGAATGTTGAGGTTCGTGTTCCACTCGGTTCCGCTGTTATCAATGAGGAAGTTGCGATCAGCAGCGTTGTCAGTAGGATCAACGTAGATACCAGCCCCATCAGAATTAGCAATGGAGTCTACTCCCTTACCTAACTGAATTGCTTTATCTGTAATTTCAAGATTTGTAGTAGCTACAGATGTAGTTGAGCCTTCAACTGTTAAGCTTCCCGGGATTTTAATAGTAGTACCTGACGCACCTAGTGTCAGCGTGTTACTCCCCACACCATCAAAAATCGTGTGGTCGGCAGCCGTCATATCGATGTCAGTCAAACCCGTCAGTCCTGCGCTGGTAGCACCAAGGGCTGTGGAGGTTGCACCGATTGTGACTGAACTGTTGGCTAACTTACCGTTGGCAATGCTGCCAGCAAGCTGAGCGTTTGTGATTGTTCCGGTAAGGCTAGAGGTAGGATAACCAGTAGCATCTTGAAGATTGAACGCTGGAGTTGCGTCAGACGCGCCAAGAGATAGAGTGACTCCTCCAAAGCTAACAGATGAATTCGCTAGTTTGCTGTTGGCGATACTCCCTGCAAGCTGAGCATTGGTAATTGTGCCGGTAAGGCTGGAGGTAGGATAGCCCGTAGCATCTTGGAGATCGAATGCCGGGGTAGCATCAGACCCTCCTAAAGACAGAGAGACTCCTCCAAAGCTTACTGAAGAGTTAGCCAGCTTGTTGTTTGCAATGCTTCCAGCTAATTGGGCATTACTGACGCCCAGAGCTTTAATGGTAAGGGTATTACCCGTTCCATTCGCATAATCCATAGCAGAAAGCGCAAAGTCATTACTGCTAAAGGATGCTGCGCCGGGGACTGTTGAGGTTGCTATGCGTCCTCGGACTTCAAAAGGTTCTGGATCACCATCGCCTGTGCTGGGGTCTGAGGTAGCGCGGCCTATGAATAGACGGTTTGACCCGTTTACCCAGCCTAGTTCTCCATACGCTAAATTACTCCCAGTAGGATAATTCGTGCTGGTATGGCTATCGGATCGTGCAACTTGTACTTTATTTGCCATTGTTAAAAGGGGTTAGGAGTTATTCCAATTTCTGATTCCGCAATCGTATGTATTGTTTGTATTTGCTACAAAGGACTTATTGGATAAATTCTTTGTATCTGTATGCCCTACGAAGTCTCCGCTCACACTCGCGACAGACTTCATTTCGGCTAGAGTTAGAGTATATCCTGACGATGACGCCACATCATTCAGTCTATCTTCTAACTCCTGAGAACGAAATAGAGCATACTTGTTTGAGTTGTCAAGGTCATTCTCCGTGAGAGGGGAGCCTGCCTGAAAGTCTACAAAATGAGTCTTTTTAGGGGTTATCCTTCTGACTTCAAATTTATAGGCGGCGTTATTAGTCAACGAAGGTATCTGAAGGACAGAACCCGTGAGCGAGTAGTTAGTGTACTGAGTTAGTTTGGCTACTCCTCCTCCGTTAACCGCCGTCTGGAACGCAGATAAGCTTTGACCCGCAGAAGACAATCGTATTTCAAGATGAGAACTATGCAACCAAGCAAAATTGGAATTATCAGGATTAGAAATAGTGTGGTTAATAATACCTGAACCATCTGCCGTAGCACTTCCATAGTATTTTGAGAGTCCCATAGGTTATTCTGCCTCCAAAAGTTGTTTCATTTGATTATCTGTTTGCCAGTTGTACGTCCTGACTGCTCCCCTAAGATTAGGATACTCCGCTAAGACTCTGTTCTTAGCTTTGTTCCTGAACTTAGCCATTATAGATTTGACCGCTTTTACACGGGGGTCTCTAAAGGTTCCTTGGTGAAATAACTCGTTCCTATCGGCCCGTTCACTTGCCCTAGCATAAGCAGGACTTTTGAAGAGGCGTTCTAAGGCATCTCTCACAGTAAGTCCATTGATTTTTTCCTGACCTATGGCCTCTTGGTAGCGGTCAAAAGCTGATCTACCGGAGTCATCAAAGAATTTACGCATGTCTAAGTGCCGGGAGCCTTTGATTCTGGCAGTCGGTGCGCCAAAGCCGTAAGGAAGATAGCCTATCTCATCTAATACTAAGTCGTTTTTCGCTTTACTGATGAGGAAAGGGTTCAGCCCAGCAGCCCAAACTGAAGGTGCATACATGGACTCAATAGGATCACCTAAATAATTCCTCATAGGCTCTACTGTCCCGGCAAGCCCCGGGACTCTGACGGCCAACCCTTCAAGAATTCCATAGGTCTTCTTCATGTAATGGTCATCAGTTAATGGAGTCCATTGAGAGATGATCTTTGGCACGTAAGAGCTAGTTTGTTTCTTTAGAAGTGATTCCAATTTGGTTTCAGGTTCCAAGAACGCCTGAAGAACATTGTTGATGCCAGCAAGGTAACTCTTGTCAGCTATGTTGTTAGACATAGAGTAACCCGCTGCGATCATTACTGCTTGGAATCCCTCTTCCTCAAAGTCACCAGCTAATGCCTGCTCAGCAAACTTCTCATAAGTATCCGCTGCGAGACCTAAGACGGTAGAAAAAGGATCGAGCCTAGAGTAAGAGACATACTTATCTCCAATCCTAACTGAGTAAGGTCTCCAGCCTGTAGCAAGTAGGTTGTTCCGTTCGCTAGGTCTAGAGGGGCCACTACCCGTTATAACTCCTGAACTAGCCAAGCCTATGCTGCTCAGCCAGTAAAACCTCCCAGCCCAGATACGACCAGAAGCTTCAGCCATACGTTGTGGATCACCGCTGGCCATGTCTGCTTGATATCTAGAGTGTAGGTTCTTAACCCATTGGACTTCTTTCCCTAAGATTTGTCCGTTAGGAGAGACAATGCCGGGGATACTTAACCTCTGAAGAGGGAACTTTAAGATATTAACAGGAGTTTTAACGAAGGGCATGACCAGCCTCAAGAAAGGATGACGATGAACCATGTCCTGCGTATCCTGCATTAACGAGCCTGCCTTCTGAGTTTTTCCAAGACTCTTTAAGAAGACGATATCTTTGTCCAATCTCCGAGTGTATGTGATATCCTCAGCCCAATCCATTGCACGTTCTGAGAGTGCGCCTTTGTTGGGGTCGTAGTGATGAGCTACGTAGTCATCTAGGAATTGATCTCTGTTTCTGTACTGAGGAGGAATCTCTTCATCAGCCTTGTTGTTGAAACGAGCCATGAGTCTTCCATGTTCCCTGTAAGCTTCGTCTTGGATGGCTTTACCTGAGTGCCTGCGTCCATTCTTACGAATCAACCCTGTGAATTTTGCAGCTATGTAATCAGCTATTTCAGGAGCAGTAGTTCTCCCAGCGTCTAGAGCGTCCTGTCCAAGCTTAGACATCGCTGTAGCGCGGAAAGATATTTGCTTAAAGAGTTCATCAGTTGTGATCATCATTCGCATAGGAAGACGAACGATATTACCGATGTAATCTAAGGTAGCCTTAGCTCCCATAGAGCTTCCAAAGAATGAGTTGTCTGAAGCCTCTCCAAGTAAGTCTCCACTAATAGCGTGAGGAGGTTTGACATCAAAAAGATCGGAGTGCTGACTTAGCGTACCCTCTCCTGTTCTAAAGGACTTCCTTGCGCCTGCAACGGCTCCGGTGGCTTGAGCTAGAGGGCCTGTACCCTCTTGTCCTCGCTTAAAGATATTCGCTCTTCCAGCATGAAAGCCTTCGTTGTCAATCATGCCTCCTAGATGCTTAAAGTTGTTCCAACCTAAAGCCCCTACAACCCTAACCACCGAAGCGTTGATCATTGCGGTCTGGCACATTTGATCAAACATCACCTTTGCAGTCTTCGGATCAAAGCGCATCATCGCTCCTACCATACCCTCAATGGGTTTGTAGTAGAGGTGAAGACCAGTAGAGATGAAGTTGACCAACTGAGTCTTTGTCCCGCTCAGAATAGAGTTCAACCAGTATTCGTTGTGAACATCGATTCCCCGTACAGTTTGAGCCAAGTACTTTTTAGAGGCAATAGCTTCCGACACAGCGTCATGCCTGTTGGATTCCATTACAGCGTGTAATCTCTGGGCATGTTTTTTCAACTGCTTTGGATTACCGTACTTCATCTGATCGAGGTGTTGCTCCATGTCAGAGAACACCGCTTTGTGAAAGTCCTGTTGAGCGCGAAGCATTCTACCAGAAGCAGTAGCAAGCTTTTGAACATTAGAAACCTTGAGAGCTATTCGCTCTAACTCAGCATTATACTCTTGTTGTAGTTGCTTGTTAGCTGCCCACTCCTCGTCAGACATCTTTGCGATCTCGTCTGTGAGTTGTTTGAGCTTCTTGACTTGCATGATGGAGTCCATCTTGTAAGCAACAGAACGTATGTAGGCTTCTTTCAGAACCTTAACGTCCTGCTTCATGGCATCATCCATACTTGTTGCTGGGACTAACTCACCATAAATCTTTCTAAACTCTCCACGGCCTTGCCGAAGACGTTCAGCCATTGCGTCTCGTCCGATAGCATTAGAATCAGCGATATCATCAATAGAGTTGAGGACGTCTTCTTCCAGTATTGCTACAGGGCCTCTGCGATGAGGGTCTTTTACAAAGCCTAGAGCATCTGCGAGAGTGTCTATGTCCTTCTTTTTGAAATTCGCAGCGTCATCAGGAAGATGCGAGAAACCTTTTCGGAGGTTGTGGATGAAGAAAGACATCACGCGCCCTGTGAGATACTTAGAGCCGATGTCCGTCATGGTATTATCGATGTTGATAATCTTAGCAGCCTCGTTCATTGCGTCAGTCACGCTTTGACCACGGGCTTTACCAGCGTTCTTTAAGATTTCAATGACCTTACGGCCTGCCTCATCGTTCCCCTCTCCAAACAGAACACGCAACTGCTCAGCTTCTGTCAACTGGAGATGCTTAGGAGCTTTAGGATCAAACTCATACCTATAGAAATCTCCAATACCCTTACGCTTAGCAGAGTTAATCGCATGTTTCTGAACACGCATTGCATAGTTTGCTTCAGATTCCCCCTGCATCTTAGGGAACCGATGCTTAGCAATCTCGTGTTCTATTAGATACCTCTCGTAATCATCGTAATTCGCAAAGACATCCTTCGGAATCTGCTCAGCACCTAAAGTCCCATCTTCCCAATCCTTCCAATTCTGAGAAGCACGAGTACGATTTATGTGGATCACTCGTTGACCGTCTACTCTTGTAGAAGTGGTGAAACCATCGCCATAATCAAGGGCTTCTTTAGGTTTAGCTGCTAAGCTGCCCTCATCCAAAACAGGCATAGTGGTGTCCCCGTCTACGCCTTCTTCTACCTTTTTGAAGAGAGTATCTTCTAAGTCGTAATCGTACCTATTCCATTTACCAGCAGGAATTACAAGAGGCTCGCCTTCTTCCATCATGACGCGCTCCTCAACTTTATTTCTAGCAGGAACTTCTTGGCCTTTTTGTACCTCAAGGTCTTTGATGACTTCTCGCCAAGTAGCTTCATCTATTTCTACTACGGACGCTTTTAGTCCGTTGTTGTCCATGAGCAGTTCAAGTGCCTCAGAGGCATCATCAATCATCTCATAAGACTCTTCACTAAAGTTTTGTAGCTCTGACTGTCGTAGCTTTTGGTCAACATCCCGTATAGCGTAGAAACGAGCGGTTTGGGGATCATCAATCACAGACGTACCATGAGCCTTAAACATGGTGTCAAACTCACTATTTATAACTAAGTCACCTTGTTCATTAACAGTAACTCTGTTGCCTGCAGTACCACGGTAGACTTTTCCTGAAGCGGCTGCAGAAGAGGGAGGGATGTGCTTTCCAGTTTGATCAACCCAAGCAGTCGCTGGTTCACCATAGTATTCTGAAGGGTCTTGAGGAGGGATAGGCTCTTTACCCGCCTCATCAAAGCTAACCCTCATTGCCTTGGCTTTTTCAGGCTTAACATCATACAGAAGATCGTCTCCTTTTAACCCTGTATTAGCAGTAAGGTCTTCATCCCACGAATGAGGAGCCATTGACTCGTCTTCTACGTCTAGCTTCGCTTTCTTTTTAAGGGCCTCATCTGCCTCTGAGGCATCCATAGCTTTTATAGCTGCTTCAGTAAGCTCATCTTCAGCTTCGTTGATCTCCTTGATGGTATCTTTGTCCCCACCAAAGGCTAACTCTTCTTCGTCGCGCAGCCTCTGTTGTCTTGCTGAGAGTGTTCCTCCTGTTTCAGTAGCCTCTGCCCCTGCTTTAGCAGCCTCATCTTTACCAGCTAAGATACGCCGAAGCCCTGCCGAGCCTGTGCGTCCTGCATTTATTGCTGCCACCTTGAGTAAAGCGGCGAGGTAGTTGAAGAAGATTCCAAAGACTGCACCCTCAGCGGCAAACTTCATGCGGCCCAATGCGTTGTCTTGAAAGGCATTCCAGCTATAAGTGATTGATTCGCCTAACTGACTCGCAGGGAGTGACTGCCAATCAGGGTTCTGTTCCATAGCTTGGTCTACAATGGACTCTAATTCTGGGTACTCACTAAAGAAGTCAGTAAGAAACTCGGTAAGTAATATCTCATCCTGCCCTCTCCAGAAAACACCCTCAGCGATTACACCAGTAGCTACTCCCTGCTTGCCTATTTCATACAAGCGTTGAGGAGTAAGTCCTCGTTCCTTTGAGGCTTTCTCAGCGGCTCGCTTAGCTTTTGCAGCATCACTAACGTAGGCGGCACGAGTCTTATCATCCATTGCCGCTATTTCTTTGTCAGTTTTAGGACGTCTACCCCAGCGTTTTTTCTGGGCGTCAGTCCAAGGTGTTTTAGGTTTAGAAGGAATAGTCTTCTTAGCGATCCTATGACCCAAGTAGTATGAAGATATTAAGTGAGCCCCTATTTTGGATAACTCAAAGTTGGTACTGTGGGGGTTATCGGGGACGTAATCAGAGAACGTAAAGACCCTTTCCTCAGCCCCTGCGAAATCAGGGAGTAAGTTGGCAGCAGCTTCGCCAGTTTGCAGAACACCTTTGAAACCTCCTTGGAGTGTGTTGGTATGCCAAGGACGCTCTTGCATCTGCCTATCCTTGTAGTCCTCCTCACGATCCCTGCGGCTATACCAGCTATTTAACTGGTTCTGGTAGATGTCTAACTCGCTTTTTGAAACTCCACCTAATGTTGTTTGACCTACTGGCATATCTATTTCTTATCTTTTGGCTTGGTTACTTTGGGTACAGGCACGTTCTTTATCACATCATTTATGATGTCATTCTGCAACTGTTCTAGTATTTCAGGAACTGTAGGAAGCTTATCCGCTTCAGTTTCGCCTTGTTTTGGATTACGTTTAGTTTCTTCTGCTTGTCGCTTGTTGGCTCCTTCTATTAAGTCAGCAAACCTAGCCTTTATTCGTGATGGATCGAGAGCATCTAAGACTCTTCCGATTTGCTGACGCACTTCAGGTTTTAATGAGTCTTGGAAACTACGCCATGTTTTCTCAGGTTCCTTATTATGAACCCAAGGAGCATCCTCTGTTAACCTCGACGGATAACGAACACCGTCAGGGCCGGGAGGCATCTGTTCGACAGGGCCTTGAAGATATCCATCAGGAGAAATCGTCATCTCCACATCTGGGACTTTACCTCTACCCGGGAAGTGAGGCCCTTCATGTAGTCCTTGAAGATGTAGACGCTCTACCACACTCCTAGCACCCCACGGTTTCAAGCGATGACCTTCTTTCTCCTGCTTCTTGTGAGGAATAGTTAGAGGTGCAATTCCAAAGACATTCTCTCGATCTCCGTAATGACTCTTTGTGTAGCCTGAGCGTTTGATGAGGAGGTTCAAAGCCTTGGCTCTCGCGCTACTCATCTCAGGGCCTCCACTTAATACTGAGATGTAATGATCAGTCCTTGCCTTGAATTCAACTGGGTCTATTTTGAGTCCCGTCCCATCCGTACTCCTTCCAAAAGGAACCCAGAACTTCTCCATGTCGGGAAGGGCTTGTGGTGAAGTGAAGCCCATTTCAGCTAAAGCTACTACTTGGGCTAAGATATGTTGCTGACCAATGCGATCCCTACGAGGCATGGCATTAAAGTCTAACCCATACTTATCAAGAGCCTCTTGAGTTCTTTGGATATCACCAATCTCGCCCATACGAGCAGTAGCACCATCAGGAGCAGTCTCGCCCATTTTCTCCTGACCCAACATTAAATCAATCTTGTCTCCTCCTTCTCCCCCATCCCTTTGCTTCCCACTCTCAATGGTGTAGTATTTTTCAGGCATGGGTAGTCTTCCCGTAGCTCTGCCGAGCATGTTGCCATCTAAGTCTAAGGTGAAGTCACGCCACCATTTACCTAAAGGCCCTAGCTGTTGACCGCTCTCGTCAGCCTCTCTCACCTCATACCTGTAGACGGGTATCTCTCCGTTAGAGACTGTGCCATAGAATTGTCTGAATTCCTCCCAGCTTAAACCATCCTCAATGTTGTAGTTGCCATTCAGGATAATTTGATTGTGCTGCATGAAGCGATCAATGTGATCTTTCTCATCAGTATTCCATGTGGTGTTCTGGTACTGGGTTTCATCTGACCCGAGAAACTCTGCGACCACATGATTAGTAATATGCTGTGAGGCAGCTTCAGGCATATCTTGAGGTCTCCGAGCCATGAACTTAATCAACTGGCCGCGCATCTTTTCATCGTAGTCAGCGTGAGCTTCTTGAAGAGCAGCCTGTTGCTTGGGGTCTTCTAAGTTGTAGTTTAGAGGATTGATATCCTTGCCGTGCATTAGCTTCCAAATCTTGAAGAAGCCCTTAGCATCACTTGAGAATTCCCATTCTCCATGTGTTTCAGCCGCATTGATCTCTAAGTTAATGTCATCAAACTGATCCCAACTCGTAAAAAGGAGATGGTTGTTTGCAGAGAGTTGATGCTCCACAATGTTGAAAGGAATCTCAAGGGTCTCTTCTCCCTCTGATACAATGTTTAAGTTGTAGTCAGGTTTGAGGTTGCCGCTCTCGTCAATCCATTGTCTCCAATCAAGACCATCGCCCAGCATCAGAGTGTTGCGTAGATAAGTCTGTGATATTTCGATCTCGGCAAAGATTTCTTTTTGTCGATCTAGGTCACCGACTTTTTGAGCCTCCCTATAGTCAGCCATTTGAGCGCGGTAATCAGCTTTTGCTCGATCAACTTCCTCTTGCCTGAGTCGTTGGGTTCGCTCTAAGGCTCTTGTTAGAGAAGCTCCGTGAGGCCCTGTCCAGAATTGAGCCGCCGATGCAGCACTAGATTGTGAGTAGTTATCGTCGTGAATCTGGCGATTTGTAATTCCTCCAATGTCTCGGAGATGAGACTCAAGCTGACCTTCAATACTCGTGACAACATTCTCAGCGTTTCGGAGTTGCATCCCGAGTTTAAGCTGTTCGGCTCTTCGCTCTTTCTGCTGCTGATCACTCCACCTCATGTGATCTTTGTAGATGCGAGTGTAGAGACCGGCGCGTTTACGCATCTGTTCGACCAACTCTTTTCTCAAGTCTGCCTCACCTCTCTCGTTCCAATGCTGTTCACGTTCAGTAGCATCAGGATGCTGCGAGTGATACTTGGTGAGAAGGTTTCGAGAGATACGCTGCATGTCTTCTTGCATCGCATCATAAGCTCTGTGGGCGGCTTCTTTTTGAAGGCTTGAAGGACGGCCAACGGCTACACCGTCTGCTTTATCCAGAGCATCTGCAGCAGTAGACTGAGTAAACTTATACTGAATATGAGGGTAGATTGTTTCCTTGAGATGCTTGTTGTCTGACCCATCGATAAATGAAAGGAGGATATCCTCTTCATCTTTCTGAAGGTCATCCCAATTACTACTAATGTCTACATGAGCTTCAACTAGCTTAATGGCACGACCTAGAGCTTCATCATCTTCAGATTCAAAAGTTTCATTTTGAGCATCGCGTAGTTCTGCGAGTAGCTCGTAAGGATCAGTCAGCCTGTCTCTGCCAGAAGAGAGGTTGGATGCCATTTGAATGAGATCATTCTGTTTCGCTAAGGCTTCGTTGTCTAACGTGCGTTCTACTGCAGCAGTCAAAGCTAGTTGGATACCAGCTTGCTCAGGACGAAACGTAGGGTTCTCCCAAATGAAACGATTAACTAAAGCTTCAGGGTTCAGGAGTCTCCCGGCAGCGGCTCGTGCGTCATCTAAGTTCTTGGCCCCTCCAATCGCCTCCCTGAACATCGCTTGAATAGTTTTGTAGTGTTCAGTTTTCTTTAAGTAAGGCCCTACGACTTTTTCAAGGTTGAGTTGAAGTGCATCGTTATATTTTTTCTGATCGTTAATCCGCTCTAAGTCGGTCTTGAAAAGAGCATCTGACATCTGCCTCACCAGATCACGGTAGACATATTGAGTATGACGGTCTCCTCCTTTACGAATCCACAATGACTTGAATCGCTCATCTTTCATAAGAAGATCAGCAGCATCTTGGACTCCTCTCTCGTCGTAAGGCCAAGGAATTTGACTGAGGACATTCTCGCTACGGTTCTTGATCTCTAGATCAATTAGGCTCCCCACTCGTTGGCGTTCTTCTTGTTCTCGGCTGAATTGCTTGTGGTGAGCCATCGCCTGAACATCAAACAGTTTTTCTCGGAAAGCATCTGAGTCAAGGAAGCCCCCTCTCCCTTGTCCACCTTCTGATGTTCCATCCATGAACCGCTTGAACATCTGATAACGCTTACCTGTTTTGTCTTGGCGAGTCATCTTCATCACTCGCTCATACACAGCCTCAAGAACCAACTCGTTATCAGGGTCTTCAGCTAAATCTAAGAAGACAGGCTGGATAACTTTTTGAAAGACTGCTTGGTTAAAGGAGTGATCATCATCTGGATATGAATTCCACGATTCATTGATGTAGTCTCTCAGAGGCTTGATATCAATTGGTTGACCAACACCTCGTTCGCTTGCTTGATTCTTTCTGATTACATCGTAGAGATGAGTACGAGCTTTCTCGTAGAAAGCCTCTTTTACTTCTACGCGATCTGATGCGACTTTCTCTTGAAGGAAAGGAGCGAGAAGTCTGGCTCTGGCTTCCATCCATTGAGGAGCATAGCCTGCATCCCAATACCCACCTTCTTTCTGATGAACAGGAGAGCGTTCACGATTTTTAGCTAAGTGTTTCTCTGCAATGATCTCAGCTTGCTTACTGTAGTCATCGCCATATATCTTCTTAGCTTCTTCTAGTTCCTTTAAGAATTCCTCGTCAGTCCTAAGAAAGTCAGCATCTTTGTTAGCAGTATTCGCAGCGATGTTCATTATCTGACTGCGATATACATGAGGGTTACGCCATTGTGAGTACCCGGCTTTCTTTAGGGTTGTCTTGAAATCGTAAGCATTATCCGAGACGGCTGTCTCCATCTCTCGTAAGTACTGCGCTGCTTCCTCCCCTCCTCTTTTCTCCCTGTTAATTAGGTAGCGTTCTAACGAAGGATTGAAGCGTTGTAGTGCAGTACCTACTTGTTGAAGTGCATTGCTGCCTGATGGTTTTGCCGCCCGACCAACAATAGTACTGACTCCCACGTTGCCGGGATCAGCAACAGGAATAGCCCCGATTAGTTCTTCAGGGGACGGCGTGAATCTTTTAGTTTTAGCAGCCATGACTTAGCCTGATGTATCGTAAGCGGATTTGAAGGTATTCGTTTTGGTTTTTCCAGCACCTCCTGTCCGTGTTTGGTAGTTATCGTAAGCCCCAAGCATCCCTTGAGCGGCTTGTAGTCCATAAGCCAACGGAGAGGGTTGGTTGATTGGGGAGAAATTAGAGACGAGGCGACCTTGTACCTGAGAAGCCAAGAGTTCTTTGTCGCGATCCCACTTGGCCAGCATCGTATCCTCTTTCA